ATGCGGCAGCTTCTCTAAGTTTCTTTTGTTCTAAAGCTAATGCATGATAATCAGGTACCCCTTCACTACCACCAGTATACGATAGTGTAGCAGCATTAGCTGACATTGGACCCATCATATAGTTAGCAATAGCAGAAGCAGCATTACCCCCAGCTGGTAAACCAGTAGCAGTAGAAGGTTGCACTGTACCACCTTCCTGATATTTTTGTATAATACGTTGCATTACTTTCCTCCACCCGTTCTTGTAGAAGTACTGCCTATAGCTGGAGATCCAAAAAGACCAAATAATCTTTGAACTCCTTGATAAGCAGCGTCACCTTCGTTTTGATTCTGTTGTTGTAAAGCTGTACCTACTTGTCCTAGTGTGTTAGCACCAGCCCCAAATTGTTGTTGCAAAGTATTACCTGCACCTAGTACACCACCAGCACCAGCCATTGCTGCTTGACGCCGATTAGCAAGCTCTGCAGCTGCCATATCACCACCTACCTTCATAGCAGATGAGTCCATAGACTGTTGTGCTCTAGCACCACCGAGGTTGCCTGTACGTGTAAACTGACCTTTCTGTTGACCTATGATATCACCTACTGCAGTTCCAATAGAATCTTTCATAGCTGTGGTTTGCTCTCCTAATGCACCTGCACCAAAGATACCAGTACCAGAAGCAGCATCTCTGTAAGCTTGAGTAGCTCCGTAACTATCTGCTGCAACTTGATCGTAAACACCACCTGCACCACCAAGTTCTTTCTGTCTTTCAAAAGCAGTTACTTGTTCTGGAGTTAAACCAGCTACATTCTCATACGCTCCAGATTTGTATAAATCTACAGCACTTCCTAGACTTGATTCAACATAGGGTTGAGCCCACGCTGGCAAACTTGTTGAAGTTGTTTGTGAATTTCCACCACCGCCCATAATTAAACCTCCTTGATGAGCGTTATAAACGGCTCATAATATCCATATTTCTTTAAGGCTTTCGCCCAACCTTTACGCCCATACACTACAGTTCTTTTACAGTTAGTAGATTGTGCGAACTCTTCTAGTATTTTTAATAACTCTGGCCCATGTGTAAACCACCCCGGAGATGTACAGGCAACAACAGCTAACTGCCGCCTACCTTCTATTTCTTCAAAGCGAGTTATGCAAACACCACCTTCTTTTCTCACCCAACACTGACCTACTGCGCCTAGACATTGTAATAATAATCCATGAGATGTAACAACACCACTGCCATGTACTATAGCTTCTTCTATTTGTGGCTTTATAATATGCCATTGATCAGCCAACTCAGGGCCACTTAATAATCTCATTTATTATTTCCTTATGTTGGTTCAGTAGGCCATGTTACAGTGTGTGGAAATCCAGATGACTCTGGAAGATCTAGGAGAGCCCTTCTATAGACTCTCCATTCTTCTTGTTTATCACTAGACATTTCTTCCCACCTAAGAGAGTTACTAACCATAGGGTCTACAACGCTACCTAAAAGGATATTCCTTTCAACTCTAATGTTTATGCTTACTGCCTCATCAGTAGGAGGCGAATACTTTTCAACATTATTGTTTGTTTGCATTGCTACTTTTAACATTGTATTAATTGCAATTGAACTGGGTTCTGTTTCATTATCAGAAATACTGTAAGGTATCCACCCAAAATCAGGATGTTGTATTTCACAATCAATATCTGTGTCTGTTATATATTTTGCATTTCTATATTCCATTATGATATCCTTACCCATAGTGTTGTGAAGAAAGAGTTAGTAAAGGTACTTCCCCCAATACTTTTCCAAGTTCCAGAAAGACTAGTGTTTTGTCGTGAGACATATAAACCACTGTTACTACCATTACCCTGACTCCCAAAAGCTGCTGGTTTTAAATTACTACCTGCTATTTGTGTCCCAACAGTTAATTGAATAGAACTTGCTGGATCAACCATTGCTAAACAATAAGATCCTATTGTGTTGTATTGATTTGTTGCTAGGTTAACTACTTCTTTTGATACTGTAGATCCCATAACAGCAGTGTGTTGAACAACACCACCAGCGCCAGCACCACCGTTTCTGTTACCACCAGTACCACCAGCACCACCTGCGCCAATAGATAAAACTTCTATATAAAGATTATTACCATTACTAGATGCATCGTAGGTTAGTGTTTGTTTTACTGCAGCAGATCCACCAGATCCTCCAGCACCATCATCACCAAAGAAACCTTGACTGTCACCACCAGCACCTCCTCCACCAGCTCCATAGCTAGTGCTAGGAGCAGAGTTTGCAGCTGCATTTTGACCTACATAAGCCCCACCAACACCAAATTCTGAAAATGCACCAGCAAGACCACCTTGTTGATTATCAGTAGGTGCATTTAAACCACCAATTGCACCTGTTGCAGTCAATGTTGTATTAGCTATTATAGAACCAGAGACAGAACCTTGTCTCAGTCTTATTACTGTGTTGCCACCAGTACCACCTCTGCCACCGCTACCATTGCCATTATTAACACCGTAGCCTCCACCACCTCCACCCCCTATAGCACTTAAACTTATTACTCCAAGAGATGATCCTACTCCAATAAATGTAGTTCCTGAAGTTGTTTTTGTATCAACACCAGTAATTACATTACCACCAGAAATTAATTCAGGGTTAAATATTCTAAGTCCTTCAGTTTCATCATGTATAATACCTTCAAGTTGATTTAAGCCGTTAACAGTTGTATGACTTACTTCAAAACCAAGTTTTTGAACTGTACCATTTCCAGCATTTGGAATTTGGGCTCCGTTATAAACAAACCGTACCCCTACTGCATTGGATGATGCTCCCAGCGGTATAAAATTAGTAGTTCCTACAGATATTATTATAAATTCACGACCAATTACCAGACCACCTAGGGTCATAACAGTAGGACGGAGCTCACGACCAACATAAAAACCTGATTCTTTATAAGAAGAAATAGAACTTCTTCCTCCAAGTATCCCAGAATTATTACCTGATAAAAGTACATGATCATCAACATCAAGTTGGTCTGTTTTAATACTATTAGTAGTTATATTACCACCATCAATATTAGTTACAGTTGATCCATCTAATGTGAAGTCATCACCAACAAAAGACACTACCCCTGAAAAAGAAGTTCCTTGCTTTGCAGTAGTTCCTGTATCAGAAGAAGTTGTAGCTGTTCCGGGAATATCTATAAACAAAAAGTCTGAAAAATAAATATTAACTGCAGAGTTAACTACTTTCGTAGGAGGAACTTCGTTCCAAGTACTAGGTGTAACTACAACATTACCTGTTGACCAAGTTAATACTGCAGTAGGAGTTGCAGGGACATCAGTACCATCAGCATTTGTAGGGGTATAAGCAAGATAAACTCTTCTGCTTTCAAACCTAGGACCAGCTGGGCCTGTGGCTCCATCATATCCTGATGCTCTGTATACTGTCCAACCTCCACCTACAAATGATCCAGCATTATTGGTTCTAGTTACAGTAGCAGAAGCAATCCAAAGACCTTGACCAGTAGGAATAGTTGGTACAATAGTTGTCCATGTCCCAGTATTAGCAGCATTACCTGTTGATGCATTAAAACCAGCATTGCTTGCAATAGCAGATGGTTGATTTACACTTGCATCATATAAATATAATGTTCGAGATACATCACCATTAGCTCCGGGAGATCCATTATCTCCAGCAATTCCTGTGACTTGCGGAGTACTAAACTCAGACGAAGCTACTGTATCAGTTGTAGTGGTAGCAGATGCAACAGCAGATGAACTAAATAAAAACTCTCCAGTGCTCAAGGAAGGTGCAGTCTGTGTCCATCCATTGAGCGAACCACCTGACAACGCTCCTGTAGAAAACGTATACGTAAATGTACCGCTGAACAATGAAGGTGCCGAACTAGATGAGTTTTTATTATGAAGCAATACAGTAGCATTATTTAACCCTGCTGGACCTGTTGGTCCCGGACCCCCCGGATCTCCATTAGATGCGAGTAACACAGGTGAGTTCCAAGTGTTTGAATTTGTAATAGTATCAACTAGTTTGGATACATACCTAAAGGTAACCCATAGATATTTAAGAGTAGTTCCGGGTACAGCGCCAGTCCAACCGTTGTTAGCAGTCACTGTAACATCATCTAAATCAGAGTAGTCATAAGATACAGATGTAGGTGCAGCTGGGGCAGTAGCACTAGCAGTTTTTTGATAAAGGTAAATTGTTGTATTACCATTAGCACCAGCCCCATCAGAACCAGAGGGTGTGTTAACTCCCGGAAGCAGACCAATATTTAAATACTGTGTTATCT